TCTTCATTGCTACTACGATACTTGAAGCGTAAATAAAACCTTGTCCACCTGATATCTTATCATCTGGGTCAAACATATCTTGTGATGCGTATGTGTGATTAGTACATACCATGCCAACATTACAACTACCAAACATGTTAACTGTGTTACGTACCAGTGATGTTAATGCCTTAGGCTTACGGCCCATATCGCCTTTCATATCACCTTTTTCAAACTGTGCAACATCTGTTGGGGTTAGTAGCATACCCAACGAATCAATAACAAACAATACTTTAGGCCTTTCTTCCTCATTCATAGCACGATATTCTACCATAAAGTCATTAACTGTTTTCGCTACATCATCAATCATAGCCATGTTAAGTTTAAGTAGTTTCTCTGCACTAGTATCAACCTTTAATGCTTGTAGCCAAGCTTCATCAAGTGCGTTCTCTGAATCAATCAGTACTACAAAGATACCTTGCTCTTGTGCTTCTTTAACAATGTTCCCTGAGCAGATGTAACTCTTGCCTGCACCTGATTCACCAGCAAACACTGTTACTTTGCCTAGTGGTATACCTTTGTTAAAGTCGCCGCTGATTAAATAATTTAGGGCGTAGTTGCCTGTTGACACCCAATCTGTCGGATCGTTAAATCCAATCGATAACCCTTGTATTGACTTACTAATGCTCTTTCTAAACTTACTTACATCAAATGGTTTTGACGACATGTTATTCTCCTAGTTCTATATCAAAGTAATCTTTATAACTAATCTTACGTAGTTTATCTTGCTTAGTTATAAACTCTACTAATTCTTTTTCATTATTATAACTTGAAGCAACCAAAGGTTCAAGTTGTTTGAGCAACAATATGTCCGTTTTTTGAAAAAGTTCTTTTGCTTTTACAGTAAACGGATTTACATATTTTATACTCAACTGTTCTGGAAACTCTAAGACACCATAACTAAATGGTATTCCTACTGAGTCCGCATATCTTAACATGTTTTCTAAATCTGCTATAGTAAACACATTCAGCGTACTCCAAAATCCTATTTCAATTAAATTACTATCATCTGCTAATTGTTTATACTCTTTAACTACCTGGTCCCATTTTTTCCATTTAATAGGCCAGCGACTATATTCGTTAACTGATTCAGTCCCATCAAAACTCAATGTAATTGTAACTTTAACTTTATTCTCTATCAGTTGCTTTACTTCAGGTATTACCTGTGTTCCGTTAGTGTTTATTCTAACTATCTTAACATTAGGTGGTAAGTTGTTTAATAACTTTTTGTAATTCTTACTGTAGCTTGGCTCTCCACCATTAATGTCTAATTCTATAATTCTATCTTGCGGTAAACTATCAAATGCAGTAACATTTTCTAATTTAATTATATTCTTTTTTAAACTACCTATTGTAGTTGACAGTCCTTCCCAACAAAACTGGCATGCTGAGTTGCATACGTTGTCTAAAACACCGCCTATAACTAGATAATTGTCTCTAAAGTTTTTTAACAGTTCGTGTTTCTTTTTGCTGTCTAGTCTAATACTTTGTCCTGATGTTTGCTCTGTTGTTTGGCACCTAACACATTCTATAGGCCATTGTTCTGTTTGTTGTAGTTGTTTATTCCAGTTGCTTGATTCTAATTCATCAAATGTTTTAAACCTAGGTGCGTCAACCATATGACCGCAACGACTAGTTGTACCGTCCTCGTTTAACCTAGCAAAATGTTTAAATCTTGGGCAATACATGATGTGCTTTTCCTATGATAGCTGTATATGCCGTTAAGTCTCTTTCTTTAAGATGATCTATTATTTGTTTTACTGTCCAGCTATCACCTACTAATTCGTCTAATATAATTTGATCTAAACTAAATTGATTTTTTAATAAAGGATTATCTACTAGCTCATCTAGCAGTTGATCATCTAGTGTAGTTAACTTATCTGCTACTAGGTTAAGACCTTTACAATATTGATCTAACATAGCCATGCTATGAAATTGAATCTTTGCTTGTGGATTCATATATCGTGCTAAATTAATAATCCAGTTAAGTTGTCCTACAAGATGCCGGTCTAACATTATTCCTTGTCTTAAATAATAGTACACCGTATCAAAGTCTACATTTTCCTTTTCCATGTAATACATATAAGTCTGTACGGCACTACGATACCTTTCACGCGGATCTCTAACAAAAACATCAATCAAATCTAATTTGCGTATCTGTTCATTGACTAATGTTCTAAATTTTTGATCTTCTGCGGCATACCTAAGAGTTGAATTTCCACACTTAAATACTGGGTAAAAGAATTTTCCTATAGAACTAAAATCTATAACTTCTACTTTATTTGGGTACAGTATGTCATCTAGTCTCGTAAGCATTGAAATACCTCAGGAAATATTTTCTTAGCATCTAAATTACGTCGTTGATCCATATCGTTTGATTCTTTTAACACATAGTCAGTATCTCTTGTAAAAGGAGATTTGATATGTTTTAACAAGTTATGATATCCATCTTCGAGTAGATACCCTGGTTTCTCTTGGATTCTTTTCTCTAATTCTTTAGCTAGCTTGTCACGTGTGAGCTTGTTAAACTGTCTAACATCTTGCCATACAGGAGTTTCAATTGGTCCTATAATGTAACTGTTATTCTGAAACCCTAAACTTTGAAAGTGATCAATGGTTGTAAATAATGACCATGGGTTAAACAAACACCATAACATATTAAAACTAATTTTATGATCTAGTTTTTGCAGTACGCTTAGGTTTTCTACAAAATCAGACCAGGTGCCGCCAGTACGTATATACTCGTACTCATCATCCATTGATTCTACACTTAGTATCCAATGTACATTAGGAAACTTACATAATAAATCAAATATTGGTGTTCCTGTTTTACTTAAATTAGTGTTGACTCTAATTTGTACATTTCTGTTTCTTTCCCACAGTGCTTGTATGATTTCTTCGTTTTGTTTCATCAACAAAGGTTCACCGCCTGCAAAGTAAACATTTTCTAACTGCTCAATGTTCTCTAAAATGTATTCTTTTACTTCAGTTAATCTCTCACCTTTACTATCAAGTGCTTTTATTGGTAGCTTTACTTCTTTTGCCCACTTGTTACTATACATTGGTCCGCAATATACACAAGCAAAATTACATTGATTTGACCAACGTACATCAATTTTTCTTAGATCAAAGTTTTTTGGATCTTCGTATGTATCAAAAGGAACATTCTTTAGTTCTTTAAGATAGTATATTCTGTCACTGATTATATCAAAACTTTTCTTACCTTCTTCTAGCTTATAGCAACATTCACAAGTAGGTTCTTTCTCTCCCTTTAACATACGTGTTCGTATGTCGTTTGCTTTATCACTAGATAATATTTCGTGTATCGAGTTATCTCTAAGACTGCCCAATTGATGGTTTGTTTTACGTATACAATTACGCACATCACCTCCGGCGTCAACGTATATTCCTGTCCAAGCTAGAGGACAAAATGCTCGATTAGTTATATATTTTTTACTGTCCAATGTAACTAGGCCCTAGTGTAATTTCGTATACTTTTAATTTAGAATTAACATCTAAACATTTAACTAACTGTTCGGCCCATAAGTTAACATCAACTGCCATTGGTCCACTGTGGTCACCAGTGTGTACTTCACCTGGTTTAACCATTGTTATCTGCGGCCAATAATCTTTATGTGCTAAAACTTTAGTTGCTTCTTCTAATGCTTTCTTTTGATTATAATATTGTTCATACTCAAGACCTGATTGTGTACTAACAGGACTAAGAGTCATTGCAGTACTTATAACCATTATTTGCTTACCTTCATGCCCTTGCCATAACTTATATAATGCAAACATAAGATCAGTTTGACAATAACCGTGTTGTGCATTATTAATAAACCAATCACATTCTTTAATTAAAGCGATTGTTCTAGGAATGTTCTGTATATTATTTCCATCACGTTTACTGATGCCTACAATTTCGTGACCTTGAGATTGGTATATTCTGGCTAATGCCTGACCTATACCAGAAGTGTGTCCAGTGATTGCTATTTTCATAATGTTAGTTATCCAAAGAGACTGAGCGGTAAATTACTTACCGCCCATGCCACTAACTACTTATTATTTGCCTCTTGAACGGATCATTGCAAGAATGTCTTCCGCTTTAGAACCGCCTGCTGGAGCCGCCGCTGTTTCTGCTACTGGCTCTGCCACTGGTGCTGGTGCTGGTTCTGGTGCAGTAGCTACTGCTGGTGTAGGAGCAACTGTTGGTGCAGGTGCTGTTTCTGCTACTGGAGCCGCTACTGGTGTTGCTGTTGGTGTTGCTGTTGGTGTTGCTGTTGGTGCTGACATAGTAGGTGCATTCTGTGGTGCTTGCATACCTGCTGGTCTGTAGTACGCACCCCATCGTTCTGGATCATACTGTCTACCATCTACTGATGCTTCAAACATTTCTTTCATAACTTTAAGTTCGTGCTCACCTGGTCTCTTAGGAAGAAAATCTCCTAGTGTATGTAAACCATGTTCATTAACTGCGGCCTGCTCTAGGTCCGTTAATGCACTTTCTTTTCTTGCCCAGTTTGAAGTTGTATAATCAGCATATCCACCTTTTTGTGTTTTAGTAACACGGAAGTCTAAACCAGCGTTGTAGTCTGTTGGTAATTCTTCCATATCTGGATCCATCAAACTTGACTTAATAATAGTAAAGATTTGAGGACTCATAATAAAACGTCTAATTGGATTAGCTGGTGTAGTATCATCTGCTATTGGATTCTCTCTAACAAAGCCCTGGAATATATAAGACTTCTTCTTCCAATACTTACGACCCATTTCTTCTAGTGATGAATCTTTAAACCATGTTCTAACTTCTGCTAGAATTGGGCATGACTCACCCCACATCTCTACACATGGTACTTGAACTAATACGTTCTTGTTATCCATCTGGCCTTTAATGCCATTAAATGGTAAACGGATCATATTTCGTTCTTGCCAAAAGAATGTGTTGTTTGGATCTGCGTCTGGAAGGAATCTAATTGTTGCTGATGTACCTTCTTGAATGTTCCAGTGTGCGTAAATTGCGTTGTCACCACCGGATGATCGGTTGTTACCTTGATTGTTCTCAGATGCTTGTAATTTTGCTCTGATATCTGCTAAACTTGCCATAGTATGTTTCTCCTTTATGTGCCATAATGTTTTGCCTTAAATGTGCCTGTGTATAAAACACTATACTAGTGTAATATAATTTATTTATGCTGTCAATAGTAATATGAGTATATTTTACCAAATGGTCGTAAAAAAAGCACATAAACTAAATTATGTGCTTCTTTTGAGGGTTTGTCAATACTGTTACTTTCTATAGTTTACCAAATCTACTATACGTGCAACTTGACTTTCTTCTACTTTATATACTTTACCGTCAACTTCAAACT